TCTTTGTATAGTGATGCACAGCTTGATTCATACATTGATTCGGCTGAGCAAACGATTTTGCCTTTACTTACGCAATACCAATCATCGGTGACTTTTGCCAATGTGAGTGATTCCGTCATTTATTTCACCACAATGCGGCCAAACTATTTTGTGCCGGGTCAATCTGTTGTTGTAACCGGGGCCGGAGCCTACAACGCGACCTATACAGTCACCGATGATCGGATTGAGCCTTATACATTTACAGCTGCAACAGCCGCAGCTGATCGAACCTATCCATTGCCGTTTATTCCACCGGCAACAGCGACATTGAGTGGAGCATCGGCAGCCCAGCTGTACGCATCGACACCACCAATTGAAAATGCAATTTTGGTTGTAGCGGTTGAAATTTTCCAGAGCATTACAGCTCCCGGCAACCAAATCATGTCAGACAATTTTCAGCCATCACCTTTTATTTTAGGCCGCAGCTTGAGCAACAGAGTTATTGGGCTTTTAGGCCCGTTTCTCGATGTTGAAACGATGTGTCAATGAGCATTGAATCAGCCATCCGTACACCATTGAAAACAGCACTTTCAGGCATTGCTGCCAATGTGTACAACGGCATCCCAGAGACAATGACATCACCAAGCATCTGTTTGATCCCGGATGCGCCGTATCTCGAAAGCGTTTTAATCAATGGATCGACCACAAAAGTCAAGATTAATCTGACTGTGACTGGGGTTGTTGCTTACGCTAACAATGCCGCAGCTTTGGACAATCTCGAGACGTTGATGATCAGCATCATCAGCGCAATGCCAAACGGCTATGTCGTGGGCAATGTCAATCAACCTCAACCATTGGAAGTCGGTGCAGGTAAATACCTCACGGCCGATTTACAAGTCAGCACTTACTACACCAACTAAGGAGAAATCATGCCAACAACAATCATCACCGGCAGAGACATCACTTTCACCATTGCTGGTGATAGCTACGATGCACAGGCCACATCAGCGACTTTGACAGTCGATTCAACGATTAACACATACCAGACACTCGATGGCAAGGCGTACTTTACGACTGACACTCAAGGCACATTTGCTGTTGAAATGTTAGCCGATTGGGGCGCAGCAAATTCATTGTGCGAGGAGCTATGGACAGCAGCAACCAGCGCACCAAATACTGGCTTGTCTGTAATCTTTGGGGCAGATTCAGGAGCATCATTTGCTTTTGATGTGCAGCCAATTTTGCCATCAGCTGGAGGCACAGCACCGGATGCACAGACTGTTTCGCTTGCTTTTACTTGCGTAACAACACCAATTTTGACACTTAGCTAACAAAGGAGATCGGGAGCATGAAGCTAGCAATCACAATCGAATTCACCACCGGGGAGAGTGCAACCTATACCGCACTCCCACCGGAGTGGATGAAATGGGAACAGAAAACCGGAAACACCATTCAGCAAGTATCTGAGAAATTGGGCATTGCAGATTTGATGTTTTTGGCGTACCACGCAATGAAGCGCGAATCAGCTGGAAAGCCTGTGAAGCCTTTTGAGGTTTGGTGCGAGACTGTAACTGACATAAACATGGGAGAAACCGAAAACCCAAAAGTTACGAATCCGGATCAATAAACCGGATTATTTGGGAATTGGCCATCACCACCGGATTGTCACGATCAGAGTTTCAAACCGCTGAGGACATTTTAACTGTTTTCGAGATACTAAGGACAAGAGATGGCAACTGAGTCAATCACCTATGACAAAGCTCAATTGCGCGGCATTTTGCAAGCTTTCAAAGGCATGGATGAACAAGCTGTATCACAGGCCAAAGCCGTGTCAAATGGGCTGGCCACTTATGTGCAATCCAAAATCATTTCATCAGCTGGTAGCCGACCAAATAAGGCTGCCGATCGTATTGCTCAAGGATCGCGCGTAAGCAAGTCATCAAAAATTGGTGAATTGTCATTTGGCTTTGTTTCTCAAAAATTCAGCGGTGGCGGTACAACTCAACAGCTTTGGGGCGGTTATGAATTCGGCTCAAACAAATTCAAGCAATTCCCGGTTTGGTCTGGCCGTGAAGGTCGCGGCTCGCGCGGATACTTTATCTATCCAACATTGCGCGCCGAACAGCCACACATCATCAACGAGTGGGAAAATGCTTTTACAAAGATTTTGAAGGAGTGGTGATGGCCGGACAATCAAGAACGCTCAAGCTTTCGATTTTGGCTGACATTGACAACCTCAAAAAGAATCTCACCAATGGATCAAAAGAAGTTGAAGGTTTTGGCTCGAAACTTGGCGGATTTGCCAAAAAAGCCGGCACAGCTTTTGCCGTAGCTGGTGCAGCTGCCGCAGCTTATGCTGGAACATTGCTAATTGATGGTGTGAAATCTGCAATTGAGGATGAAGCCGCTCAAGCAAAACTGGCAACCACTCTCAAAAATGTCACGGGTGCCACAAGTAATCAAATCAAAGCTGTTGAGGATTACATAACCAAAACAGCTTTGGCAAACGGCATTACCGATGACAAATTGAGGCCATCGCTAGATCGGTTGATCAGAAGTACAAAGGATCAGACCGAGGCGCAGAAATTGCAGACTTTGGCTTTGGACATTTCAGCTGGCACCGGAAAAGATTTGCAAGCCGTTTCAGAGGCTTTGGGTAAAGCCTACGATGGCAATTTAGGAGCTTTGAAAAAACTCGGTGTGGGCATCGATGAATCAATCATCAAATCAAAAAATTTCGATGCCGCCGCTGCCGCGCTTTCAAAGACTTTTGAAGGTCAGGCATCGCAGCAAGCTGAGACATTTGCCGGAAAAATGGCGCGGCTGAATGTGGCATTTGATGAAGCCAAAGAAACTGTCGGATCGTATGTATTAGATGCGATCACACCATTGGTGAGCAACATTGTGAACAAAGGAATTCCAGCACTTACCGACTTTGCAAACAATTTAGGCAAATCATTGGGGCCAGCATTTGGCCAGATTGTCAAAGTAATCCGGGATGATCTATTGCCGATTTTGGTTTCATGGTGGAAATTTTTATACAACGAGGTAATTCCAGCAATTGGATCGGTTGTCGGGCCAATCCTCGAAGGCTTGAAATCTGCATTTGATAAAATCAAAAAAGCAATCAACGACAATTCTGAGGAATTACAGCCATTTTATGATGCATTAGAAAAAGTTTGGGATTTCATAAAAAAGTATCTTGCACCACTTTTGGGTGGTACTTTCAAAACAGCTTTAGAAGGCATCGGCACAATTGTTGGAGGCCTTGTGACAGGTTTTTCAAAGCTTGTTGGATTTATTTCTAACACAATTACCAAAATCAAAGAATTTGTGAATTTCATCAAAGATAACCCAATCACACGCTTTTTCTTTGGTGGGGATGATGGCTCAAAAAGCTTGAAAGCTGGTGGTGTTATGCCACCGGGAACTTATGGGCCAATTGGTCCGGGATTTGATAGCGGAGGCGGAGTATTTGCTCCATCAGCTAATTCGCCTACATTTACAGGCGCACCGCTTGAGGCCTATTCACCAGCGATGCAAGCCGCAATTTTAAGGCGCGAGGAATTAAAAGCTGAAACCGAAAGATTGCGCCAAGCTCGTGAGGCAGCCGCGATTGCTCGCACAGCGGCCACCGGTGGGCTTTCAACATCTGAAAGAATCGTGATCAATGTAAACGCTGCATCGGTGATCGATGAAGAAGGTTTCAATCGGGCTGTGGTCGATGCGCTTAACAATTCTTACTATCGCGGCACAAATGGGCCGGGAAGCCTTGTGGCAATCTGATGAGCCTTTTCAATCCTGTTTGGCGTGTACGCGTTGGAGGTATCGAATACACCAATTATGTGCTGGCCAATCTCACAATTACATCTGGTCGGACAAACATTTATGAGCAAGCAAATGCCGGGTATGTCAATCTCCAGCTGATCAATTTGGATCAATCAATCATTGACATTGAAATCAATGATGCTGTGACTGTTGAGCTTAAAGATTCGACAAATACTTTTGTGCCAATTTTTGGCGGCACAGTCGTGGAATTTGACATTGGCATCACAGCATCGGGTGTAATTGGTATCAACCAATCGGTGTCAATTTTAGGTCTGGGAGCTTTGGCCAGATTGCCAAAATCACTTACCGATGGCGTATTGGTCAAAGATTTCGATGGCGATCAGATTTACAGCATTTTATCTGATCTGTTGCTTAACACATGGAATGAAGTACCAGCTGCATTGCAATGGAATACCTACACGCCAACAACCACATGGGCCAATGCGGAAAATCTAGGATTGGGCGAAATTGATCGACCAGGTGAATACGAACTGGCAAAACGCAATGCATCAACGACCGATGTTTATTCTTTGGTTTCAGCTTTGGCCACATCGGGATTGGGATACATTTACGAAAACGCTCAAGGCCAAATTTCCTATGCATCGGCTTTGCACCGGTCAATTTATCTGGCCACAAATGGATACACCGATGTCTCAGCTGCACAGGCACTTTCTGATTCGCTATCTATTCAAACCCGATCCGGTGACATCCGAAATCAAATCACAATAAAGTACAAAGAGAATTCAACCTTAGAGGTCACAGACAGCGATGCCGAGTCAATTTTGGCATTTGGCCCATTGGCACAAATCATCACGACTACCATTGAAAATCAAACTGATGCCGAGGATCAAGCTGCCTTTTATCTCAAGCTCAGGTCATACCCACAAGCTAACTTTCGGCAGATAACTTTTGAGCTGACAAACTCAGAAATTGATGATGCTGACCGCGATGCCTTGATTGGCATTTTCATGGGTCTGCCATTGCGCATCACAGATTTGCCGCTCAACATGGCATCTGGCACATACCTTGGTTTTGTGGAAGGCTGGACATGGCGTGCCGCTTACAACAGCGTATCGGTCACGGCTATTCTTTCGCCATTGGCATTTTCATTGCAAGCCATGCAATGGCAAGATGTTTCACCGGCAGAACAATGGAACACAATCAGCGGCAGCCTAGATTGGGCCACCGCGTTAGTCGTAGCGTAAGGAGAAAAAATGGCAAACCCGACATCAAATTTTAATTGGCAAATGCCGACACCGACCGATTTGGTCACGGATTTGCCAGCCGATTTTGAGGTATTTGGTCAGGCGGTCGATTCATCGATGGCCGATCTTTTAGGCGGCACAACAGGTCAGATTCTTGCAAAAAATTCAAACACCAACATGGATTTTGTGTGGATCACAAATGATGTTGGTGACATAACAGCTGTTACAGCTGGCACAGGTATTTCAGGCGGTGGCACATCAGGTGCGGTCACAATTACAAACTCAATGGCAACCGAGATTGCAGCCAAAGGAGATTTGATTGCTGGTACTGGGTCACAGACTTTTGACAATCTTTCTGTCGGCACAAATGGTCAGGTTTTGACAGCTGATTCATCAACAGCCACCGGATTAGCTTGGACAGCACCTTCGGGCGGCGGTTCATCAAATGTTGCTGGTAAAAATGGCGTTTTGAATTCTGGTTTTAATGTTTGGCAACGTGGAACATCTATTGCACAAACAGGTTCAATGACGTACACGGCTGATCGTTGGTGTTCACTTCGTGCAGGTGGTACAACTGGTTCGACAGTAAGTCGTCAAGTTACCAACGACACGACCAATTTGCCATTCATTCAATACGGCGCGCGTGTCCAACGCGATAGCGGAAACACTGGGACATTCAAAATCTTTTTTGCCAACAATTTTGAAACGATCAATTCAATTCCTTTTGTTGGAAAAACTGTCACGATGTCTTTTTATGCGCGCAAAGGTGCAAATTATTCATCAGCCAGCGACGCACTTGAAGCCAAATTGATTTATGGAACGGGAACAGATCAAAATTGCTTGGTGGCTTATACAGGTGAAACGGACGTTATTAGCCAAACGGCAACATTGACCGCGACATGGCAGCGTTTTAGTTATTCCGCAACCGTGGCAACATCAGCAACTGAATTGGCTTTGCGTTTTGCGTACACACCTTCGGGCACTGCGGGTGCAAATGATTGGTTTGAAATAACTGGCGTGCAATTGGAAATCGCAGGCAGTGCTTCAGCGTATTCACCAAATACTTCAACACAAGCGTTAGAATTAGCCGCGTGTCAGCGTTATTACTACCGCGCAGTGGCAGATACAGCTTATGGGTCGGTTGCTTCTTATGCGGTAGCGTCAAGCAGCAGCGGTTTCATTTCAATGATTCAAGCACCAGTAACAATGCGAGTTTCACCAACAAGCATTGATTTTTCAACGCTGGCATTTGTAAATTACGCAGACACGTTGTATTCTGCTTCATCTTTAACCTTGCCTGCCAATAACAATAAGCAAGTAATTCTTGTTTCGGGTTCTATAAGTGGTGCAACTGCTGGACATGCTGGGCGTTTAACGGGTAACAATTCAACAGCCGCTTATCTCGGCTTTAGTGCGGAGTTATAAAAAATGGAAAATGTCACATTTATTGAAATTACAGACACATTGACCAATGAAGTCACTGAATACGCAATCATTGATCGCGGCAATGGTGAATTCACTTCAATGCTTAAATTAACTTTTGATGCTCAACAAGCCGCGATGATTGCTGATGAGTAATTTTCCACAAGGAACATTGCCTCGATTGATTCAGGTGGCGCTGGCCGAAGTCGGCACAGCTGAAACTGGCAACAATGAGACAAAGTATGGCAAGCACATGAAAGCCGACAAGCTGCCATGGTGTGGGTCGTTTCTCAATTGGTGTGCAGATCAAGCTGGAGTGGATGTGCCAAATGTGGTCAGCACTCGAGCTGGAGCTGATGCTTTCAAGAAAATGAGAAAATGGCATACCGAGCCAAAGATTGGTGATTTTGTTTTCTTTGATTTCATTATCGATGACAAAACGACAATCAACCACATTGGCTTAGTGATCCGGGTTTCAGACAAACAAATTGTGACCATTGAAGGAAACACATCAG